CACCATAGAAAACCACATCATGTCCCGTACCATCTTCCCCGACCACAATACCTTGGTTAAATTCCCAATAACCGCTATTGTGCCAGTTGATTGTATAATCACTAGCACCTTTAAGAGTGATGCCACCACCATGAGCAGTTGTATCTGTTGGGTTGTCTACAGTTCCTAACTCAATGTTCTTGTCATCAACCTGAAGAGTCGTGCTGTTTATTGTTGTCGTTGTGCCATTGATGGTTAGACCTCCTCCAATAACAACATCTCCACTAAATGTTGATAAACCATCTGCTCTTAAATCTAAAACGGCTGTGTTAGCAACTGTCATTGCTATATGAGCCTGACTGCCATCATAGTAAGACCGCATTTTAGTAGTCTTTGGTGCAGGGCCATCAAAGATTATGTAGTTACCATTAGTTAATAAAACGTCACCAGTTACACTAACCCCATCATTTGTAGTCTCGAACTTCTTAGAGTCATTAAACCGCAGCTCTACCCTTCCATCTGGGACATACATCAATCCCTTATTGGCATTGTGTCCTATGATGACTGAATCATTACTGTTGTTTCTAATGAATAGGTCACCAGTAGAATTATCTATATAAGAATTTTCACCAGAGGGTTCGTGGTAAAGAGTTAAATCATCACCAGCACCTAAACGTACTTGTTGGTTATCTCCTAAATCTATATGAGAACCAATAGTTAATGCACCACCACCAGTGCCATAGAATGTTGTAAGTCCATTAGAAGCGATACGAACCCTTTCACCACCATTGGTGTATAGTCGTATTGCATTTAAACTATTTTGTAAGTAAATAACTTCTTTAGTAAATGCTGCTGCGTTTGTTATAGAGCCTCCATTAGTGTCCCCTTGGATGATAATCCCTTCGTGAGAACTATCCGTATCTTTAAATCTTGCTATCGCACCTCCAGTAGCTGTTCCGACATCAAGTTTGAATGAAGGGTCTGTTACACCTATGCCTAAATTTCCGTCCTCCGCAATAGTCATTGATTGAGTTATAACTCCATCACTAGTTGTGTTTTGTTTATTCCAAAATTGAAGTTCACTCTGTGCATTTGGGCCAACTCTTTTACATAATATAGAAGCACCAACATCAACAGTGAGGGCAGAAACCAAGAACCCCATACCAACACCTTCAGTGGTATCGTTTGCAGGATTTCTTAAAAGCAAGTGATGGTTTTCTGGCTCATCGACATCAGCTAATGCGTTAGCACTGCTTTCAACTGTTAATTTAGATACGGGACTTGTGGCTCCTATACCTACATTTTGATTATCATCAATAAAGATACCATTACCTGCTGTGAAACCTCCAGTGGTTAAGATTAGACCATCGTTAGTACCGTCATAACCAATCGTTGCTTTGACGCTACCATTTTCTTGAAGTCTAATTGTAGTGTTAGCATTAGCTGTCGTTGTATTTAAATCTGCAATAACATTACTAGAACCTTCGATGTCTAATTGAACACTTGGCATTGTAGTGCCTATGCCAACTTTACCATCATTTAAGATGGTCATCCTTCTTTCATCATTTGTCCTGAAATATAAAGAATTATTTGTACCTACTATAATATCATAAGTCCCTGAAGCATAGATCTGTGAACTCTTGAGGTCAGCAAACGCTGTACTTCCAGAAGCTTCTGCTCTTATATTACCTTTTACATGTAAAGGTGTTGAAGGGCTTTTCAAGCCGATTCCAATTTTGCCTCTTAAATTCTTTATTGATGGTATAGTTTGGTCTGCCATTTTATGATACTGATGTTATGTCTCCCATTACGTGATAACAAAGTCTTGCTCCTATTGCACTGCTTACTTGTGTTGAAGTCTTAAATTGAATCTCAAATGAGTCTGATGAGCCATCTACAATTTTAGATTCTATTTGATCACTTGGTAAATTATCGTATTCTGTTAGGATAATTCCTGGCTCATTGTACGATCCTACATCGCCAGTGTTCTGTATAAAAAACTCACCGACATAAGCAATCGAACTATGGTTGCTCCAATCACCTGATATGAATACTTTTACATGACAAGCTTTGTGGTTACCTAATTCGACTGTTAGCCCTGTAGAGAAATTGTGATCTAATGAATAAGATTTGCTACCTATTAGATGTCCATTAGTTGCTGAACTACCAATCCTAGCGTTGCCTCTAACTTCTAACGGTTCGGTAGGAGTAATCCAATTACTATTACCTACACTTAACTTTGTATAAATTCTTGTAGTGTTTGATATATCTACTGTACTCTGTAGATCCGTATGTCCTGAAATTCTTCCTGTTCCTGTTACATGTAATTTTGCAGCAGGACTTGTATTCCCTATACCCACATTACCATCATTATCAATGACAGTAGTTGAATAAGTGTTTGCTGCGTTTTTAGTAATAAAACGCATTGTCGTACCTGCGCCATTCCCTACGTTTGCTACAAAATCAGCATAGCGCATGTACTCATTGGAGCTGCCACCTACTGCATAGTAGTGGTTTAATATTAAACCTGCTGGACTTCCTCCATGTGTGTAAGTTCTTACCGCTGCACTAACACCTTCAGTGTCGGCAACACAAAACTGGTTATCAGAATTATCATTGTCTTTTGAGACATGTAAAAAAGCATCTGGGCTTGTAGTACCTATACCTACCTTATCTCCCGAAGGGTCAACATAAAGAGTACCTGAGTCAACATTGAGTTCACCGTTAACCGCTAAATTAGCTGCACAAGTAACAACACTACCTGTATCTGTTAGGGAGCTGTCATCAAAGTACGTACCTGCAAACTTAACTATTTTATTAGTTACAATATTAGTTACCCCAACCTGAGATGCTTTTATGTTTCCATTTACATCTAAAGGTACAGATGGGTCTTTACCAATACCTACATTACCATTGCTCGCTATCCGAACATGCTCGTCAAAAGTTCCATTTAATACAGTTCCAAAAGTTAAATGAGCCTCTCCGTTAACGCCATTATTTATAGCCTGTATTGCTGCTCCATCGATATCTGAACCAGTGTTGTTATTAACCCTGAACATCATGCCGACTCTAGAGTCAGAAGCATGGGTTGGGTTACGTAGGTGTAAGGCGAAGTTATCTGATCCTGCTGCAACAGTGTTCTCTATGTGTAACTTTGCTGCTGGCCCCGTAGTTCCAATACCTACATTACCCTGCATATAGACATCTCCAGAAACTCCTGTGATGGTGAATCTAGTATTGCCGTCTTGTACAAGTTTTAATAAATCACCCGAAGTGCCTACATCATATAACTGTAGGTAATCACTTGCTGTTCCTGCTGAACCAAATACAATCTTTCCTTGGTTTGGTATTCTGATATTTCCATTAACATCTAGCTTTTGGTCAGGGTCAGTAATTCCTATACCTACATTACCATCACCTAAGATAGTGACTCTTTCCTGATTATTAGTGCCTAACCTTAACTTTGCATTTTCAAATAAATAGACTTGTCCATAAGTTCCATTCCACCCTACTCTCAAACCATTTCCATCGGCAGATCCAGAACCACTATCTGTGAAGTTCATTTGAGAACCTGTACCACTATTGTGTATCTGGAATTGATGGGATGGGCTTGTGGTTCCTATACCAACATTACCTCCGTTCTTTATGTAGAAAACTGATGTACCATCATCCTTAAAGTCTACTATTGGCTGTACTCCTGTCTGATTTACAATCAGTGCAGGGCCAGTTCCGTCATTAGTAATTGAAAGTTGTTCTGTTGTACTTACATCAGTGTCTACAATCGTAAATGATCCTGTAGTAGAGATGTCTCCTTGCACTGTAAGGTCACCTACGACAAGGGTGTTTCCACTTGTATCAACAGCAAATTTTTGTACACCTGCAATCTCAACTTTTAAATGAGATGATTGAAGTCTTAATGGTCTATACCCCCCACCTGATCCTCTATCATAAGAAAGAATCCTGCTTTCATTTGAATGAATTGAACTAGAAAATTCTAATCCTGTTGTATCTGTAGACGATGCAACAATGTGTAATTGTTGGTTCGTGTGGGGTGCTGTATTTATACCTACTCTGCCATCACTTGTGAACTTATGTATTGCTTGGGCAGCCCCTGAAGAGTTATAGCACTGAAACTCAAAGACTCCGTTGTTATTCTGAAGCTGAAAGGCTCCATAAGAATTATTATAAATAGCCCCAGTGTTTCCATTTCTATTGAAACCAATCATGCCCATATACTGAGCCGTTGACTTCATCATAGCATAATCACCAATGCCTATATCCCCTGCTACATCTAATTTATAATCAGGGCTTGTGACCCCTATACCAACCCTGCCGTTACTTTTAATACGAACTTGATCCGTGCTATTGCTAACAATAGAGAAATCATTATCTGAATATGTTCCTATTCTACCAACAGATCCTGCTCGCATTTTGACAGTAGCAGCACCGCTTTCTCGAACGTTAATAGTTGCATTGCTTCCCTCCACATGGAGTAATTCAGCAGGACTTGTAGTACCAATACCGACCTTACCGTCATTTGTAATACGCATTGACTCTGCAAGATCGGTAGAACCAAATTGAGAGTGTTGTGTAAAGAAAGCTAACCCAATTTCATTGGGATCTGTATCTGTTTGAATTGCTACAATAGAAGCAGCTTGAAGGTTTGACTCATTAGTCGATCCAAAACTTATAGATCCAGCATAAGCTCCTACTGCGGAACTCATAGTATCATTACCTATATGAAGATCAGAAGTAGCATCTTGATAACCAAGTGAATATGAGTTATTGCCTTCTATATGTAATTTACCTTTGGGGCTAGTAGTTCCTATACCTACATTACCATCAGAGTGTATCCGCATCGCCTCTGCATCAGCTACATCAAAGGCTAGACTATCGCCATTGTGTCTGTATCGAATCATTCCCCTATTCGCATCATCGTCATCGCCAAATATAATTTGATTCTGCCCTGATGATCCTCCTGACCGCATCACAATTTGCGTAGTAGCATCGGTTGCTGTATTTCGTACACGCATGGACGCTCCCGACCCTTCGACATCGAGTAAATAGTTCGGGCTTGTAGTTCCGATGCCAACCTCACCACTGTCTTTAATCCTCATGCACTCAGCTCCAGCAGTAAAGAAAGCCATACTGTCGGATGAGTGGTTATATCTAATTCTTCCTACATCTTGATCTAACGCATCACCGAAAAGAACATCAGATAATGAACCTGCTACAATAGCTAATCTTGCATTATCATCATTCTCAATCACCATCATGGTGTCAGCATTTACATCTCCGCTGGCGTATCCTGTTAGTGCTGTTCCCTGAACATGGAGAGGGACTAGGGGATCTGTAGTTCCTATACCGAGTCTTCCAGATGAATCAAACCTTGCACTCTCAACAATCGTCGAGCCGTTTCCTCGTTCAAACCTTATATCGCCATGATTACTTCCATCTCTCGACCTTATAGTAAATGCCCCAGAACTTTGAATGATTTGTCCAAATACGTTAGACTCATCTGAATCTTGTAGAGTTAGCGTCGGACTAGCAGCTAATAGCCTTGCAGAACCAGATACATCAAGTTTGTGTGAAGGGCTAGTAGTCCCTATCCCTACGTTACCCCCTCCAGAGGCTATAAAAACATTGTTGTTGGATAGGTAGTTTATGTAGAGTGGGCCATAAGCATTTGAATTTGATGCCTTACCTTCAATATGTCGGACACTCATGTATCCATTATTAGAACCACCTACACTTAATATATTAGTGCTTGATGCTGAGTTTCTACTCTCAACAGTGACAAGACCGCCAGCAGCTATACTTAATGCCGTTACCCCTGTAGTTCTAACCTTGATACCACTCGCTGTACCTGTACCAGCAGCCTCAGTTCCCATCTCCAAGAAGCTAGAAGCATGCTTGAAGAAAGATCTCTCATAGTTAGAGGAGTCGGTATAAGTTTCATATAAATTAATATGCCTACTGTTCGTACCGTTGCGTATTTCAAAATTACCAGAAGCAACTATCTCTTTAGCAACTGTTCCTCTTAGTCTTAGTAATTCCGCAGTGCCTCCAGTAGAAGTAACTTGCAGAATCATGTCTTTCCCAGACCCAGTGTTCCTGATGATGAGATCTTTAGAAGCGTCTTGAGAGGATATGTAATTAAAATTACCTGCTTGATGCAAAATTAAACTGCTTGCTACAGTCACATCGCTATCAAATGTAGCCTGATAAAAGCTGCTAGTAGCTTGAGCATCTTGATGGAAACTTGTACCTGTTACAGTCCCGTCAAAAGTAGCTCCAGTTTCATTAATAACAAGTCTATTGGTTCCTGTGCCTCCACCTGACGCATCTGTTTTAAGGTAAATGTCATTTGCGGAAGCAATTACTACATTCTCACCTGATGAAGAGATCAGAGTTAAGTTATCGAAAGAGTCATCACCTATGAAATGACCGTCACCTACTGTAAGGTTTCCAGCAAAAGTCGTATTACCATCAGCAGCAATAAGAAATCTATGAGAAGCATTCGTTACATCATATATAGAGAAAGACCCATCATTGTTTATGATAGAATAATCTGAATCGTGGTTTGTATCGGTAAGATTTATTCTTGGGTAAGCGTAGGATAAAGTTAGATTTCCAGAAGCTACGATAGAACTAGTCGAAGCGTCTATACGAAGAATCTCTGTTGTCGAAGCACCTGCTAAAAATATTATATCATCAACATCTCTTGATGTTTGTATCTTCAGGTTATTGAACCTTGGTGCTATTGTGCTGTCTGTACCGTCCCCACCAACTTGTATAACTCCACTGTTAGTGTTTCCTAGCTCAAGGTATCCACTGCCGTTAGCTTTTAATGCTGCGTTATTATGTACAAATAGATTAGAAGCTTTTACATCATCAGCAAACGTGGTATAACCATCTCTTTTTATATGAACTCTATTTGTTCCTGCATCTTGTATTCTGAGTAAATCATCCCCATCTCCATCAAGTCCAGTTACATTGATTCTAAAACCACTGGAATTGTTAGTCGAATTAGCGGTTAATAAAGGCCCAGCAGCTTGAAGAGTTAGATTACCAGTCATCGTCCCTCCTGCGAGGGGGAGTCCTCCAAGACCAGATAAAGTAATATTATGTGGGTTAGTAGCCCCAATGTGTGTACTTAAATCAGAGGCTAAAGCTAACCCTACTTCGGATATTGTTTTATTCTCCCATTTACTATTAGAAGAATTGTATTGTAGTAATTCATTGTCAGCTAAAGATGCAAACGTAACGTCGTCCATCTCAGCTAAAGTGTTCTCTAACGCTACCGCAGCATTTACAAAAGCTGTAGTCGCTATCTGAGTGGTATTAGTACCTGCACTAGCTGTAGGTGCGGTTGGTGTACCTGTGAGAGCTGCACTTGTGAACATAGTCGCTTTGGACTCGTTCGTTACGTTCCCTAAACTTACTGTACTCGCTGTAATATTATGTGGGTTAGTAGCAGCAACGTGCGTACTTAAATCTGAGGCAGCAGCAAATGTTGAAGCATGACTACCATCTAAAGTATCTGCGTCTAACCCAGAACCAGCTCCATCAACTGTCTTGAGTTCCGTTAAGATTTCCGCAGCAGTTTGATCGTCTTTAGCTCCAGCATCAATGCCATCTAGCTTTGATCCATCAACAGCTACGTCTCTTCCATCTACGGTTCCTCCTAATGTGATATTAGTAGTTACATGTAAATTTCCAGCAGACGATAACGTCATTGCTGTGCCATCTACTGAGTTGGAGAACTCAAAACCATTACCTGTTAATCCAGTTGTGGCTTTCCATGTTCCACCATAGTTTCGGAATTGACCCGTATTTCCAGTATAAACATTTGCCTGAGATAATATTCCTGCTGTACTAAAGTATCCCCTTTGAACTCCATCGATTGAAAATCTTATGGCTTTGTTGGTATTATCCCAATAGATGCCAGAATCAGCATCATTTACAAATGACAAAGCGGGCGCACCTACGGCTCCATCAGGAAGTTTTAGAACTCCAGTTAGGGTTCCAGTTCCGCTAACTGTAATGTTTCCTGTAATATCAACTCCCCCAGAGACAGTCTCAAATTTCTTTGAGTTGTTGTAGAAAAGTTCAACACTGCCGTCTTTAGTAAACTTCGCCTTACTTTCTCCAGTAGGTGATTGAATGTACGTAGCAGCATCAGCTAATAAAAACAAACCGCCAGTTCCATTATCTTTTATAATACTATTTGATCCATCGTGGTAGATCTGAAGATCATTGGATTGTCCTAGCTGCAACTTAATGTTGTCGCCAAGATTTAAGTTACCAGTCATCGTACCACCCGCTAAAGGAAGCTTGGTCGCTATCGATGTGGTTATAGTTCCAGCGAAGTTCGCATCATCGTTCAAGGCTGCTGCCAGCTCATTGAGTGTGTTGAGCGTGGCAGGACTGGAGTCTATGAGATTAGTTATCGCTGTGGTGACGTACTGCGTTGTAGCTAACTGTGTGTTGTTAGTAGCTGCTGATGCAGTAGGTGCAGTGGGAATACCCCCAACACTTAAATTACCTGAAATGTTGGCCGCTCCAGTAACATCAAGTTTATATGAAGCAGATAGGTTACCTATACCTACGTTCCCTAATGTGTGGATGTCTCCTTTAAAATATTTTCCTTCTGAAGCCATTAAATAAGTCTTCTAAATTTAAATGTATAATTACTTGCACTTGAAGCCGTAAAATTAGCTGCCATCTCAATACGCACATTGTTTGTATCAGCCTCAGAACGAGTTCTTATAAAAATCATTTTACCATTATCTGATCCTCCAGATCTATGTAAGTCTACCTCACTAGAAAAATCATCCGCACTAGTCGTACCGCCATAAATATTTATAATAGCTGAGTAGTAAGCTTCTGCTGAACCTCCCCCTGCTGCATCATTTACATGCAATAACATAACATAAGTTCCGGTAGGCATAGCTCCTGATTGAGTTATGTTAGTGTCTTGAAAAGTTGGAGTAACTGTCATAGAAACTACAGAAGTTTTAACTTGGTCTATGCTTGTTCCTGCTGTGAGTATAACTCCTGAATGTGTAATTTGACCAGTAAAGGTGGGGGTAGCTACGGGAGCTACTCCAGCTTCTGCAAAAGTTCTATTAACCCACTTGGAACTAGAACTATTATATTGAAGAAGTTCATTATTAGCTACAGAGGTTATAGATGTGTCATCTAATTCTTCTATGGTGTTTTCTAAAGAAACAGCATTATCTACATAAGCTGTGGTAGCTATTCGAGTACTATTATTTCCAGCAGATTGGGTGGGGGCTATAGGATTTCCTGTAAAGGTAGGGCTAGCTAAAGGAGCTTTAAGATTTAACTGGTCTTGTAAACTAGAAGATACTCCAGAAAGAAAATTTAACTGAGTGGTAGTAACTATAGCTCCATCTAGTAATTGAACTTCTGCTGCTGACAGTAAAGCTAAAGCATCTGCTGTGTTCACATTCATGTCGGACAAGGAACTTAAAGAAGCTCCTAGAGCAAACCGACTAGAAGTAGCTGATGCGGTTGATATGGTTTGTGTTGCACTTGCCGTAGGGCTAGTGCCTGATGCAGTTACAGTATTCTCGGTATCTGTTACAGAGGCCGAACTGCTTTGAGATGTGGCTGTAACAGAATTAACTGATTGATTAATAGTAATTGAATCATTAGCCATTACTAGGAAGTAATCTCTTGTACGATATCAAAGGTTAATCTTATAGAGTGGATACATTGTGTGTAATCTGAAGACTCTCCAAAAATCTTTAAATCTCCGTAAACAGTAACTGTTTCGTTTGGGAGAGCAGTAGACTGAGCTGTATTCCAATGAAGTTGAATATTTTTAGTCGCAGTATTTCCCGGGTTAACAAAAGTAATTCTGCCGTTACCTCCCTGACCTCCTGATCCATTATCTATTGAATTATGGTCTGTAGCTTGTCCGGTAGTGGTCAAAGTGTCTACAAGGATACCTCCATAAGAGTCTCCAGTCTTTCTTCTAATATACAGTTTTGCGGTATAATAAGTCTGTGAAGTGAAATTAAATGCGTTTGTCTGCCCTGAAAGTATATAAGTAACGTCTACCGTAGTTTTTTGTCCCCTTTTTAACTGAATATTAGCCATGTTTAAATAGTTGTTGAATTCTTAGAATTTACCACACTTAAGGCATTAAAACAAAAATATACCCGCAACCCCTAGAGGCTGCGGGTATATGTGATATTCGCTTTGTTTAAGCTTTAATTACCTTAAGCGACGATGTCGGCGTTGATTGCACCACCATCATTGTTCAACAATGACCCTGTTCCAAAGGCACGTTTACAACGAATAATGTAAGCAAACTGAGGCTTAATCGGCTTGGCGGTGTTAGAGAGAATCCCTCTAAAGTAACCCCAAGTGTTATCTGGGTTTTCGTTACGATCTTGAATATTCAAGAAGTTGAACTTACCACGATAAGACTGTGGGCTAAACGAAGTTCCTGATCCAGCAGAACCAATAGGTCTTGGAACAAGTGATTCCATCACATCTTGGTGGAAGATAATGACGTCTTCGTATTCAGCAGTTTCGTAAGCTGAATTAATAGCACCGTTAGCATCGTAAGGAGCTTGCTCAGTCCAAGTAGAGCTACCATAATTCCAACGCTTTGGAAACGGATCGATTAAATGGTAGAAACCTCTATGAGATCTCTCTACTCCGAGTGGCTTAAGAAGCTCATTAACCTGATCACTTTCTCTGTAGTCAGTACGAGTGTCTGACTCTGTGATAAGTTTCTCAGAAGCCTCTGCACTCATAATAGCTGTGAATACAGGACGTCCGTTAGAGCGGCCCATTGGGTTCTGTCCAGCTCCATCACGAAGCATACGCATGTAAGTCTGGTTCATAATGCCATTAGAAATAACACCAACTCCAGCTTCATCGATAGCACTGCCACCCATAACTGTGGGGAAAGTACCTGCGGTAGTATCCTCGGCAAGAGATCCATCTGTAACCCCTGCTGTGGTAAAACCAGCAATAATATTATGCTTACAAAGTGCATAATACTGGTCACGATAACGCTCTTTCCAAGCCCAAGACACGTTTTCTACGAGGTTGTCGTAAATAGCTCTTAACTGCTCACGGAAATTATATGAAAAACGAAGGTCGTTTACAATAATTGGAGCTGATTCAATAGCTGTGTGCGCTAGGCTGTATGTAGCGGTTGAAGTTGCTGGAGTAACTTTAGTAGCGTTTGGAATCGCATATTTGTTTGCGTCGTTACTTTTAACGTTTTCCCACTCTTGTCCTAAAGAACTGTCTGCTGTCTTCTTTGCAAGTGATCTCTCGTATGTAAGAACACTTAAGGTATCTCCCATCTCGTCTGGCCAAGTGTCTTGTTTTACGAGCTTGAGCCACGGGGACGTGTCTATTGTTTTGCGATAAATATCGCCTGATATTCTACCGGATTCCTTTACCAACATGTCGGTAAGAGAAAGAGCGGGACTAAAAGTACCCCCGGACTGACCTACGGTAGCTGTTTGTGTTGATTTAGCCATCTTGTTAATAATGCCCTCCTCAGGGCGGTTAATTTAAAAAAGTGAACACAATAATCCATATAGGTTATTGTACCCGATTAACTCTCCCTGAGCCGAGGAGATGACGCTAACACGCCTAGCTCAAATTATGTGTACAGAAATTACGGAATCTGTGGTTCCAGAGAAAGTATAACTCACATATTTTTGAAATGCAAAAATATATTATTGAGTAAGTTTACTTATAGCCTCAAAAAACCCTAAGTTATCATCTTCAGGAGACTGAGCGGGTTCTGATACAGATCCTCCAGCTTGGGCGGCTTTGGGTGTTGAGTTTTGGTATGTTGATAATTGTTTCTCTAAAGAAGCTATTTTTTGGTCTTTCACTCTGATCGCTTTTACAACACTAGGTAAAAGATTTCCCGCAGAAAGTGCGTACGCTTGATGGTCTGAATCCAAAGAAACGTAGTCACTGTCTAAAGTTTTATTCCGTAAATCACCTAAATCAACTCCTTCTAAATCAGGGATAACGCTTTCAAATTTATCATACACCTTGTTTACAGCAGCTCTAGTTTCTAGTGTGTACTCTTCTAAAGCCTCTTTTTCTAAGGCTTCATTATACCTATCTAACTCAACCGAAGCTTCTGCCGCTCTATCTTTAAGCATAGCGTCTCGGTCAAATATAGCCGCAGAGTCATCTACCATACGATAAAGCATCATTTTATCCCTATCACCCATTTC